AGAGAAGGGTCGGGGGTGTCCTTGGCCTATCAAAAAACCTACCCCCCTTAACACTATTACACGAAATGCAGAGAACTTGTAAGTTGGATGGACTGTCATCCCCACCAGCAATGCGTGGCACTATGTGGTCAACGCTAAGGCGTTCATCTGACCCGCACATCTGGCAACATCCATCTCGTCTGATGATCTGTTCCCTTATCTTGCGCCACTTGTTACTTGACCCAGTACCTTTAAGACTTGACATAGATGTGATCTAAACAATGTCGGCAATAAGCATAATGAATATGCTCGTAACTAAGTCCTTCATATCTATGGCCTAAGAGCCAACAGAACCACCGTCTCATAGGTCATCCCAACAGATACCGCATACCCACCAAGAGCCAAGCTCTAATATCTCTGACTCTGGTGTCTCTGCTGAACATCGACTGCATTGAACAGTAGCTTCTATTGTTAGTGCCATCCCTTGTCCTTCCAATGCTTCCATGCCTTGCATGTATCGCCTTGATATCTATGATCGATGTACTTGAGTCCAAAGTGTATCTGCTCTATTGGACTCTTGTCCTTAACGATAGGGTTCTTTAGCTGTAGTAATCCATATACATAGCTTTTAGTAGGGCTATTGAGATTGCCTACTGCTTTATGATTCCAAGCACTTTCTTTACCTATAAGCCTGGATAGACATACAGCTTCTTTTTTAGGTAATGCTAATCGTACATAATCTCTTGGATTAATTGCTTCTATTGAGCCACTTGTAGCGTGACTCATAGGTACGCATAGAGATATCCCAATAACGATTGCTACCGAGCGGGCTATCCGCTTAAGCGCCCGCTCTGAGCCCCTGAGGGCTCTAGCCAAGAGTGTACCGAGCATGTCAAGCATGTGGATAAACTGGGTGTGTCGTGAGCGTACTTTAAGGTTTCGTACATAGTTATCCACAGGCTGTGTGTAACTATTTATCTGTAGAGTAGAAACCGCTTCCCTTAAATTGAACACCTGGAACGCTATAAATCTTTTGCATCGAGCTATGGCAGAACTGGCATTTTGGATCGTGTGGTTCATGGATAGATAACTCCTTCTCGTACCGCAAGTTAGCCTCGCAGTCCTCGTTGGTGCACTCGAATTCATATATCGGCATTAGGCAACTTCTCGCATGTCCGGCATGGGACTTCCTTTAACTTCCACGATCCGCATATAGCGCATCTCTCAGGCTCTAATTCTACCGAATCTTTCTGAATATCGCCGTAACCGGCCTTCAGTAATAGATTAATCAAGTCTCCAAACCGCATAAAGGCAAGATACTCGGCAGCATCCTCACCCTGGCCATTCATACGACACACCACGAACGGTAGCTCTTTGCCAGCCGCCCGTTTAGATACTTGTTTAATCCAACTGAGAGGTGCGAATTCGCTGCGAGCTTTTATTTCTGCATCGAATGGGACATGGTGAATGTCTTTGCCTGAACCTCTACCGACGCTAGCGTTCTCCCACCAAGTTCGGAGATAGGATTCAATCACCCTCTCGGTGCGGTAGCCCCGGTGTTTTCTACTCTGAGACATAGATTAGGTTATGCCTTTCCAGCAGAATTCATAGTCCCGCATTTATCGCACTTCCATGCGTTCTGCAACGCTCTCAGCTTGATTTGCGAAACAGTTGGTGGCTCATTACATAGTTGGCAGATAATTGCAAAGCCTAAAGCTTGTAAATCATGAGCCGATTGTTGAGCCAGATATAGTTGCTGGTCGTCTGGGAATTGTTCCCATTCATCATCCATATTGCGAAAGAATAATTTACCCACGATTGACCTGTGGCTTCCATGTTCCATCTTTGCTAATCTCATACCAGATTGGATCACAAGGCTTTGCATCTCCACCAGGCATATCTCGAGTTATAGCTGCGGTGCATTTCCACATACCCCAAGCCTTGCCAGCCTTAGAAGTTCCGGTTTTCCATATCCGAGCACCATGAATACAGCTCTCGTCTATCGGAGTGCCACCAAGGACATCCTTCACCATCTCTACTGCTTGCTCCATAGTCTGAACCGGCGCTGTCACTTCTACTGTCCATGGATCACTTTCCTTTGGTACTGGGACATATTCCTTCGATGTATCAGCCATCTTGGCCTTTACTTGCTCGATGCTTTCCTTTACTTGGTGCGTTGCTGCAACTTTGAACATTTCCTCGCGAGACGCTCTCTTTCCTTTAGTAGCGTAGCCTGCATTTGCGAGTGCGCGGCCAATCGCACTCGTCTCGCAATTTTCAAGAGCAGATGTCGCATTAACTCCACGCCCCTGGACTGTTTCCTCAGCAAGGCCAGTTGTCCAAGGCCTAGAGTCTGCTTCAGTTCTATAGATACTAGCTTCAACGATAAACCGAGTAGCAGTTGAATCCAGCAACTTCGTATGAATCTGACCATCTGGGTGATCCTTCCAGTATTTAACTAATCGTTCCTCGACTGTTTCGTAATCCTCTAAATTAAACATTAACTAAGCTCCTCTGATAATGCGAGTTCTCCGGCAATCGCTCCATAACCAAGCAAATCGACCCAATGGTCGAGCAAGTATGGGGACTCTTGAGTTCTGCTAATTTTGACCAACTGCATAATGACTGCGACTTGATAATCGTGTATTGGAATTTCGAGATACGCAGATAAGAGCATCCCTGTTCTGCGCAGGTTGTCCTTAACATCGCCGTGAGTATGGTTGCGGACATTGATGGTGTCCCCTGCTGATTGTAAAAGTTCATTGGCGTTCATCGATTAACCTGGTGCTGAGTCTGTGCCTTGATTAGACGGCGGGCATTTATCTTGCCTTGAATCTTGCCGTGTTCATGGCCTTTGGCATATCCAATGAGAAACCCTGGAAGTGAACCAATAAGCATTGAAAGAATAACTATGTGATCGTGATTGGTAATCATCTTGCTCCCTTCGCGCCGTACTTCGGCACTAAGAGAAAGTTACCCTAGTGGCAGCTCTTAATCGATTAGATTTAGATAACGAAACGGTAACGATTCTACCTCGTCAATGGCATCGTCTAGGCTGTAACCCAAGTCACTTTCGCGGCCTGCCATAAACCTTCCCTTGGACTATAAAAGTGCCATTCTTTTCGATATTGATAAGGTCTACTTGAACGGTTGAATTCTGGACATACATGATTGCAAAGGCTTGCTGCCAATTAGCCGTTCCCTTGGTATATGAAGCTTGTCTGAAGTCCATGAGATTACCAACCTCGACTCCATGCAGAACACGCCCTAAACGGCCACCAGAGGCCTCTGAGAAGGCGCTGCGCCCTGCTCTGTGAGTATGTCCTGAAATGACATTCTTGCCATGTCTACGGGCTGCTTCGAGGGCTGATAAACCGCCTAATTGCTTGATAGGCGTATGGTCTCCATGAACCGCTATCCAGCCTGGAGCGATATTCATAGGGTTCTTATGGAAGGTTATGCCTAATTCATCAAACTTCATGAACTTCTCGAATCTCAGCTCTGGAAGGCTAAGAAACGATGGAATCTTTTTCATGATGATGTTATAAAGTCTATCTGTGTGGTTGCTTCTGATGCAGTCAGTAACACCCAATTCCCAGAGCAGGTCGACGCATCTGTCACGATCATCGCCAAGGCTCTGCTCATAGGCTTGAGGGGTTCCCTCACTCCATTTAGAGATGGTTTGGAAATCAATTTCATCTCCGATAGTTACTGTCTGGTCTGGCTTAAACTTCTGTAGGAATCTTGCTATGTTCTGGGTTACATGGACATCCTCGAAAGGAACCTGTAAATCGCTCAGAATAACGATTCGCTTCATTTAGTCCTCGTCATCATCCTCGTATGGGATATTGTCTATCCGGTTGGGTAGGTCGGGAATTATCCAGTCTGGGAAGGTTTCACGATCTGAGAGCAGCCAGAAGGCATGAGTCTCTGTAAATCCTGCTCTGCGTAATGACTTGTAATACTCATTCATAGCAATGCAATAAGCATCGAGTTTGCTATAAGTATCTAAGTCTATGACTGGTCGTTTCCTTGCCATAGATAAAGTGTTACTTACCTAACAGCTCGATGATTGTATCGACACGCGCTTCCAGTCGATTAACCTGATCCTTAATACTCGAGCCGCCATTGGGCTTAAGTTCAGTCAGATAATGCTTAATCATAAACTGTGTATATGAGGCTACTCCACCAAGGACTGTAACTACTCCTACAGCCCAAGCTGCGTAGTCTACCGCTGTCATTTCTTAGGAGTTGCGTATCCGAACACGCCTGCTAGAACCGCCCAGAGAACTGAGCGATAATCGAGTGCAAAGTTAGATGCTCCCCATGCAGCTAGAAATGCTCCTGCTGTAAGGATTGCTGGATTTTTCATGTTCATACGGTGCCACCTATCATCGGGATATTAAAGAACGAGCCATCTGCATCGCCCTTCTTAGTGAAAGAAATATGGCAATGCGCGTGATGCGAATTGATTCCAGAATATTTTCGCCAGCGCCAACCCATGCGAGGTGAAGCAATTTTTCCTGCGAAAATGATATAGGCCACTCGCTTTGATTTATCCTTCTTGGCGAATCGTCGAATCTCATCAGCAAGGTAAGGCATGAGGTCTGGCTTTGCTTTACCAGATAAATCTCGGTCAAGATCGATTGCTCTGACAACATTTCCATGAGCTTTATCTGGGTTATGATCCGACTTAGTAACCTGGTGAGCCAGATTCCCAATCCACCCGTCAGAGGTTCTATCTCTGTCTGGGTAACTATCATCGACCTGAAGCCTTAACTGCTGACCGGCTTTGCATAACTTTGGGGTCATGCCAATAGCGCGTTTACTTCATCTTGAGTCAAGCCGACTTTAGCAAGAATGGCTAACTTTGCGGCATCCTTTTCTGCAATAGCAGCTTCTTTAGCGGCCTTTGCCAATGGAATAGCAGCGATAATATCTTTATCTGTAGGGCGTTCAATATCTGTTGAATCCCATTTCAATGTTGATAAATCGGCTTCCGTGAAACTAAATTCTGAATCTGGGGCAATGTAGAAAATTGCATCGATTAGTTCTTGAGATGTCATTACGCACCAATTTCCATTAGTATGATATTGCTTTTTCCTAAATTTTCTTGAAAAATTACATTGCCACTACTTGAAGTTAAATAGACTGCACCTTGAACCTTGTAAGTTGTCGCAGAGGTAGTTGCTGGAGAATCGTAATATCCGAAACTTGCCATTCCACCAATATCAACAGCACTTGCACCAGTAGCTCTAATCCATCCCTGGCCATAACGATCATTGCCGCCAGGCGTGTATACAGTCGTGCTATTACGAACTAATTGAAGTCCATATCCGCCAAGAGTCGATGCTCTAGATGCCAAGGCTTGTTGATTGACCATTACTAAAATTTTGCTTGTTGCTGAGGTTGGAGTAATTGAAGCTGATAAGCCTGTGTCTGTGTAGGTTGTGCTAGCAACTGTAACTGCTGTGCCGTAATCAGCATAAACTACTTGTAGGACTTTTCCGCCCGCTACTGGAGCAGCCCATTTAATTCCAGTTGATTGTGTTGAATCTGCTGTTAGAACATGGCCATTAGTACCGACTGCCAAACGAGCTGGCT